TTATAACACTTATAGCACCTATAACACCTATAATTCCTGTTCTCTACCCTAAAATCCTGTCAAATCCCATCCCTGCTCCACCTCACTTCGGCGTGCTGTGCATCCATTCTCCACCCTCGACATCGCCGCCACGATGGGCACCATCACCCTGCGTGAGCGCGTGTCAAGCTCCTCGTCGGGGCGTATGCCCGTCATATCGCTCACGGCCGCAACGTAGAGTGCCGTATGGTTCTCCTCGGGCGGGGCGTAGCGCATAATCATCTCTCGCAGCGTGGTCAGCCCGTAACGCTTACGGTAGGTGTCCAGCAGCACAAACATCGCTCTGTAGCCCCACGCCATCGACTCAAACTGCTTGAACGAGGCGTCGGTCGAGGGGTGTCGCTCACCGCGATATCGCACTCTCGAGCGGCGAATATTTCCCGGGTTGCAATTAGTTATTCCTCTGCTCATAAAACCTTTGTTATTGCATTTCTCACATAACGTCGTACATAACGCAGCAGGGGGGAGGAGCTTATGCGGCAGGCATTTTCCAAGAAAGACCACATCTCCACACCGCACACAAAGCCCGCGAAGAGCTTTGTCAGGTGCAGATGCATAAAGTCCAGCATCATCGTGTCGATAATGTAGGCCATCCCCACAGCCACAATCGTGAAGCCTAACTTCTCTATCGTGTGCCACGCCACGCAGCTCTCGAAGTACCACTCTGCGCCTCTGCGGCGTGCCTCGTGGTGCGAGGCCATCACCCCCGTGATGAAGTCGAAGAGGATGAATCCCGTCACGCAGCCGATGAGCGGCACCACGGGCGCAAACAACGCCACAAGTGCCGCTATGCCGCCACTAACATACCTGCACAAAGCCTCCATCGAATGAACAACGTTTTAGAATGTTTTTCGCGGGGTTGTACTCCGCAAATAACTGTGTGTTTGCATCCAGGTACTCCGACAATCGCTTCAGAGCCGTCTGTGCGCGTGCCTTCAGCGAGCGTCGCAGCTCCTCGCGTGCAGCCTTCTCGGCCGCCTTGTGTGATGTGCCTGCGGGAGTTGTGAGCCCCATCTGATTTGTGGCGGCGTTGAGTCGCGGCTGCGCCAGATAACGTGTGTAGAAGGCCACGGCAGGGGCTATGTAGTCGCTCTTAAGCTCGGCATACTCCCCCTCGGCCACCTTCTCCAGCAGCGTCTGTCCCACAACGGGTGCGACCCATCGCTCGGTGGCCATCGTGATGTCTATCTCGGCAATGGCCTCCGCAGGGATGTAACCGCCATCGCTGAAGGCCAATGCAATAACCTCCGCAGGTGTTATAATACTCTTTGTCATAGGCTCTTAGTTTATCTTCGTTACGTTGTACTTCTGTATCTCCGACAGATACTGCTGCTCGCGCTCATCCTCCGCATCGTACTCCAGACCGTCGGCCTTGCGAGCCTCCCACACCTTCATATAGATAGGCTTCGAGCGTGTCGGCGGGCGATTCACAATCTCCAGCGACGAGGCATTCACACCCACAATCTCCTGCAACAGACGCTTCACGGGGGCTAATAGCTCCTCCTGCTCGGCCAGGATGACGGTGTTCAGCGCCACCTCATATTCGTGCAGGATACGCTCGGCGCTGAAGCCTGCCGAGTAGTCCAGACCGCTGAGCGAGCGGAACCACGAGTGGGCGATGACGATGTCGCTTGTGGCCTGGTCGTGCAGCTGGCTCCAGTCGCCCTCGTTGCTCGAATCCACGGGTATGAAACGCGAGTTGTCGCTCTCGCCACCCTCGCGTACGATGAACATCACCTGCCCGGGGTTACCCGCAAATCGCTGCTCGGCCATACGCACTATGCGCTCGGCTTCGGCCTCGTTGTCGGCCGAGGCGTCAATCATCATCACGCCCGAGAGCTGGAACGAGTTGTCCAGACGCGAGATATTCCAGCAGTCGGTCTTGTAGGCTATGGCCGAGACGCCCATACCCGCAATGTACTTCGGCACGCCGTAGTGGGTGAACATCGGCTCATACTCCTTGTAGTGAATTATCGAACGCAGCGAGCCGTCGGCCTGACGCTCAAATGTGGGGTAGAGCGGCAGCGTTACCGCCTCCTCCTGCTTGAAGGCACTCCAGTCGTGGTGCATAATGATGTGCTTCGAGTCGCGTGCCACGCGGCAGCGCGATGCATCCTGATGGTAGAGCGCGAGGAACGAGTGCGCCTCGTCGGTCACAACCTCCAGAAAGGCGTTACCCATCAGAGCCTTGTCGAAGGCCAGTCGGCATATCACCTCACGCAACGAGTCGCCCGCGCCATTGGCCTGCTTTACAATCTGCGAGAGCAGTGGCTGCTGCTCGTCGAATGAAAAACCCTTGCCTGCGATGTAGTCGGCCTTGTCGTTTATGATGCGGCGATGCGTGGTCGAGCGGCGCGACATCAGCGAGAGGGCGTAGGGCATCATATTGTCGTCACCCCAACGCCAAAACTTATCGCTCTGCACGGTGCGGGGCGAGAGGGCAAAGAGAGGCTCCGCCGAACGGTTTCCCACCGTCACCACACTCTTTTTCATATTTTTATCCATTTCTTGAATCCTTTTTATGCGATTATTTTATTGCCGAGTCGGTGTCACACGCCGCAAGTGTCAGCACCACCCGCGGCGAGTCGTTGGGGCTGCTGCCGGAGCTGAAGCTGAGCGACTTGAGCCGCAGCGCCTGCTCGAAGCCGAAACGCTCCGAGTATCCGAGCAGAAGCTCTTCGCCCGTGGCTAAGCTCACCCTTGCTGCGAGGCCCTCGGTGGCTGCGTGCTGCAAAAACCCCTCGTCGAACCACGCTGCGGCAAGTTGTCTATCGGAGCAGAGGGTGAGCGTGTGTTGCACGCTCACCAGTGTAGCATCTGCCGAGGCCACCTCTTCGTATTTCGAGCCGTCATCGACCAGCGCTACCGCCACTCCCTGCCCCGCAATCAACTCCTCTGCCCCGACCTTGTCGCCCACGGTGAAGAGCTCGGCAGCCGTTATGCCACCTATGGGCTTGTATTTCTTAATCTGGGCCATAGCAGAGCGTGTTTTACTCGGCGTTGATGTAAGCCGTTACCAGCTCCTCGTCCAGAATCTCGCAACCGATGGCGAATACGGCACGCTGACGGTTCTCCATCTCGTCGGGGTTGTACCACATACGCACCTCCGAGCCGGGGCTGTCGGCCGTATTTACCGCCATCACGAGGTTACGACGGTCGGTGAAGATGATGAAGTCCTTCGAGAGTGATGACTCGCCAATGGCGGGCTCGAGGTTGATGTCGATTACGGGGAAGCCGTGGAACATCAACTGCTGACGACCTGTCTGCGCATCCTGATATGATGCCGAGCCGTACGAGTAGTCGAGGTAAGCCTCATACTGAGAGTAGATTGAGGGCGATACGAAGAATGCCACCTGACCCTCGGGGAACATACCCTTCAGACGGGGACTTGCCTCATCGACAATCTTCGAGAGTACCTCGGCGATAGAGTAGTCGCCGAGCTGTGAGTCGAGGTCCTTGGCTGCGTGGGTGATAGCGCCGCTCTTCACACGCTCATCGACAATCTTCAACAGACCGTCGAAGCTGGTGTAGCCTGTGTTCAGCGTGCCACCCTTGTCACCCAACCAGAGGTTCATACGGATTGACTCGGCAATGGCGCGGCGGAACAACTCAGTCTCGGCAGCCTCCAGCTCTGTGCCCGACAAATCCTCCATATTCACATCCGCGCGGTTGGTGATAAGCTCGAAGATTGTCGAGAAGTAGTCGCTGGCCGAGAAGGCGTTCTCAGCCTTCACGCGTGACATAGGAATCGTCTTCTGGTAGTGTGTGGTCTTTACGCCGCCGCTCCAGCCTGATGCCTCATCGAAGGGTGAGAGCACGTTGCCCTTGCGGTCCCAAATCTGCACCACGGTGGGCATAGGCATATTGTAGAGGATACGGATTCCGAGTGACTCGGCCGAGGGGCCGCTCAACAAAGGACGGAAGAAGATGGTCTCGAGCTCGTGACCTGAATAGTTCTTGGGATTTACGATAATGCTTGACATAATTACTTGGATTTTAATTTGTTAAATGGTTGTTTTTCTTACTTGGATTGTTTTTCGTTAGGTTTTAGTATCGGCCAAAGGCCTTTGCATCGTCGGCATACGCCTTCTCGTTCGAGAGTGCGTGAGGTGCGCTCATCGAGGGGTCTTCCGAGGCCTTCACCTGCGTTGCCGCATAGCGACGCTGCCCCTCGTCAAAGAGTATTGCCGAGTGCGTCGGCTGCTTCGCCTCGGCCTGCGGCAATGCCTCCTCTGCTGCGGGCTCCTCAGTGAGCTCCTCCTTTGCCTGCTTCTCGGCAAGACGCTCCTGACGCTTCTGCTGGTGCTTCTCGTGCAGACGCTCAATCCACTCCTCGATGCGGTAGGCCAGGCGACCCAGCAGGTAGCGGATAATCTCTCCCGCCACCGAGTTCTCGACATTTGGCTTAACCTCATCGGTGGGCAACGCCTCCTCGCCCTCTGGCACGAGCGAGCCGACAAATACGTTGTCGATAATCTTGTCGGCCAGGCCCGCCTCCACAGCCTCCTCGGCTGTCAGCCAGCGACCCTCGCCGTTGTTCTCGGCCATCAGCGTAGCGAACACCTCCGCCTCACGACCCGAGTGCATAGCGTAGAGGTGTGCCAGTCGCTCATCGGTCTTGCGCAACAGCTCGGCACGTGCCTCCAGCGATGCGGAGTTACCCTCGATGGCGCAGGTCGATTTGTGAATCAGGTACATAGCGTTTGTCGAAATCTCGCGGCAGCCCTCATTTGCCGCCTGCGCGATGATTGTCGCCGCCGATGCGGTGTAGCCGTAGCAGCGTGTTGTGATGCGAGCATCCAACCCCTGCAAGGCGTCGTAGATGAGCAGCGCATCGTTCACGTCGCCACCCGTCGAGCGGATGTTGACCACCACGCTCGTGGCGTTAATCTCGGCTATGCGTGCCACCTCCTTGCGGAAGGTCTCAAACGTAGCTACACGCGTAGATGCATTCTCGAACTGATGCTGCTCGGGCACGCCGATAGTGCCCTCGATGTCGATGTAGCAGGTCTGAGCCTCGTTTCTGATTGTGATTTTTGTTTGCATAAAGTTTTTAAGGTTTTTACTCTTTTAATCGTTCAACATTCTCGCGAATCTACATCTTGCCACCCCTCGCTCCGTGTCGTACGACTCCACCGCCGCGAGCGTGTATGTAGCTCCCTGCCCCGAGAGGTTCAGGCGATAGCGCGAACGCATATTCGGCCCCGTACCCTCGTAGCGGCCTATCTCTGCCACCTCGTGCGGTGAGAGATGGAGGTCGAGCGTCAGTGTGCAGAGCATCTGCTCGGCCTGCCACTCGTTGTCGTAGTAGCGGTGCAGCCCCTGCTCGCCATCTCTATCCTCGAAGCAGAGCGTGAACTCCCCCGCGGCGTGGAAGGCGGCAAAGGGGTAGCTCTGCGCATACGACGGGAAACTCCACACCTCCCCGTTGGGCAGCTCTCGCAGACCCTCATAACGCACGATGCGAGTGGTTACGCTCTCCACCTCGTCACTGTCGCGGTCACCCACCTGCATAATGAGCGCGGAGGGTGCCGAGGCGTGAATCCCCGCCGCGGATAACGTGGGGCAGAACAGAGGATTGGCACGGCGCTCGCGGCCCAACACGGCAGCATAAGAGTCTGTGGTCGTTGTCCACTCACCTAACGTGGTGTCGTTCTGCGTGTTGTAGCGACTTACGGCGCCATCTGCCTCGGCTCGGTAGCATAGCGTGCGACGCTTCTTGAGCTTGGAGGCCATCTGTTCGGCCTCCATCACTCCGCCCATCTCCACACGACTGCTCCAGTCATAAATCTCGCCGTTGTAAAACCCATCATACGGCTCAATATAGACCTTGCGGGCCGCCGCATCGGTGGCTATGCGGAGATTGAAGAGCTGCTGTACCGCCTCGATAAACTCCATTTGGCTCACCCCGTGGTGGGTGATGTCGGCCAGGCTCAGAGCGGAGCCTATCGTCGGTGCGGCCGAGAATATGGGCCTTAGCGTACACTCCTTCGAGAGCGTTATGCGCTGCCCCTCGGCTGCGCCGTGCAGATACATACGTGCGAAGCTCTTGCCCGTCGTGGGGGTAATCATCTCGGGCGGCGTGCGCAGCGTCACATCCACCTCAATCTCACCCTCATCTTCAACCCAGCCATCGTAGAGCGACCATCCCTCATTCATATCGACAAATGTGTCGTTGTCGATTTTTCGCTGCAACGTGCATCTTACGTTGGTGTGTCCCTCTGGAATGGTTACGTAGGTCGAGCCGACGGTAAATACCGTGAGTATTCCGCTACCCTCATCGGAGGTGTAGAGCAGGCGGTAGATTGTATCCTCCTCGTAGTCGAATATCACACATCGGTACTGCACCCCTGCCGTAGCCGCGTTGCGACGGTCGGGGAAGGGGTTTTCGAGGTTGAACTTCAGGTCGCACCCCGCGTCAACGTAGAGGGCATTAAATCCCTGCAACCCCACGCCCGAGGAGATTTTGTAGTCGGTCTTGTACTTCAGCCTCAGCTCAAAACCCGCCGTCAGGGCTACGGGCGGAGTGTACGTCACACCCTCATCAATTATTGTCAGGGCGTCGTTGTTGTTGTAGCGTGTGTCGCCCTCCACACTCTCCACGAAGTTGCCGAGTGACGAGGTGAGCACCAGCGGCGTGAGCCACACACGTCCCGCCACATCGGCCGTAGCCGTCGGCTCACTCTCGCGCCCTGCGAGGAATCCTGCCGCCTCATTGAGCTTTGTGAGCGACTTGCCCGCCGCAGCGTAGCAGCCGCTGATGTGGAGCTTGGTCCACTCCTCGCCGAGCATAAAGTCACTCACAACCTCATACCCCTGCGCCGCGAAGATGGCTCGGAGCAGCTTATCCACCGAGATGAATGGGTGGTAGTCGCCCACGCTCATCACCCTCTGTGGCGGGAAGAGCGACGTGGAGTCGTAGGCGGGGGTGTAGTCGTCGTGACGCACAGGCAGGTAGCGCACCGCCACATCCTCGCTCCAACTCTTTTCGATAAGCTCCTCGCTGATTGTTACGTTGTACGCCAATGCCGTATCCTTCAGGTCGGTACGTGCGGCACTCTCCGCCCAGTCGCCTGCCCCGTCACGCACGCGGATGATGTACGTCGCCGCCCTCTGCTTACCCTCGATGGCTCTTAGTGTCACTACACCGCGCAGCAGCTCCACGCCATCTACCGCAACCACCGCCTCGTGGTAGTTGTCGTTGAAACGCTCCCCGGCGCAGGGGTCAGTGGCGTGAAGCATAATCTTGTCGTTGCAGGGGGTGGAGGGCAGCCTCAGCTCCACGCTGCGCCCCGACTGCTGCTGCGAGGCCTTGGCGAAGGCTCCACCATCGAGAGTGAAGATGTTTTTCGGCAGCATATAACCTGCCTCGAGGTCACAGAGTACCCCATCCACGAAAATCTTTACCATAGCCTCTCGCCCTCCTGTGCGGCACGAATATCCACCTCGATGATACCCATCTTACCCGATGTCGCCGGCATCACGCGGTCGGTGGTAATCTCCACGCGCTGCAACTCGCAACCCTTCACCAGCCACGCCTTCGGTGTGGAGAGGATGGAGCTGAGTGCTTCAATCTGCGCCTGCGGTTCGTATGCCGAGATTAGCTTCAGCTCATTCTCGCGCTCGGCCGTCGCAGCCTCTCGGCCCCAGATGCTCTCCATCCGCTTGCGTGCCGCCTCGATAAGCACGCTCTTGCGCAGCGGGAAGGTGTATAGCTCGGGTGCAAGGTGGTCGTTGAGCCACGCCACGCGGCGTGCGCTGCGCAGGTTCTCCTTGATTTCGTACTCCACGACGGTTGTTGCCACCCCGTCAACCATCACCGTAGCACGAATACTCTCCACATCCTCTCTGCCACGGGCCGTCACCGCCACCACTCGTTGGCCGCCCGAAGCAGGCGTTATGGAGATGCGCTCCGTACCCTTGCCGAAGAACTCCACCACCACCTCGACCACAATGTCGGGGAGCGAGAAGAACGATATGAGGTCGAACTCGTCGCGTGCCATCGTGCGGTGTGTTAGCTGCGTCATCAGCGGAGTGTAAATCTTGTCGAGGTCCACCTTCGCCGCGATGTAGTTGCGCACGGCCGAGCTTACCCCCTCGGCCTCCACCACGACCTTTATCTGAGAGTGGGTATCCACCTCGCCGCACTCTGTGATGCTGTCGGGGAGCGCTGTTACGGCCTCGCTGCGCAGGTAGGGAGCGATGTCCACCTCGCCCGTTGTCACCCCGTGCAGACGCTTGCTGCCGAGGGTTGTGCCGTTGCTCTTGTCAATTATTTTCAGCTCTACGTCCTGCGGCTCCGCAAGCTCGGTGTCAAAGGCGTAGAGGAGTGGCTCCCGAAACGATGAGTACGCCTCGGGAATAGATGTAAATTTCATACTGTTAATGGGTTAAAGGTTTTTAGAAAAACGTTATAACATCGGCCGTTGCCGTTGCTGCTACCTCGCCGTGTGAGGTGAGAGTGTGACTCGTGTGGCGTATCTTCAAATCCTCTACCGCCACCACAAAATCCTCCTCGGAGAGCGTCGAGAAGAGGTTTACAATATCCAGCTCCAGCCTCTCCCATACTCCCTCGCGCTCTTGGGGTGGCAGCTTTGCCCCCGCATCGAGAGCGTGGAGCGTGACGGAGTAGGTTATCTTGCCGTGCTTTCGCCCCTCCATCGTTGAGAATGTGGGTGGTGCGAGCCACATCGCAGGGTAGCTCTCCACTAT